ATCACCACCAGCTGGTGTTACTCTAAGATAACCCGACTTTAATGCGATAGATCCACTTGTTGCGTTTCCAGTAACAGATGCTATTTTTTGTACGACCTTGAAAGCTGCCATTTTTTATAATCAACCGTGATAGTGTTATTTATGATTCCTCTTCTGCAGAGTCATCTACTTCTGTATCTTCAATTGAAGGATCAAACATAGCTGCAGCAACTTCTGGTCTCTGAGAATTAATTCTCTCAGCAGCTTTTGCATACAATGTGTCTTTGATCGAATCTGATATATCAGTTGCTGATGCATCAGTTGCAATCATGTCAAGTAATTCATCCATATTTAATATTATGTTAAGATATCTTGATTATTTATATCTCTGCCGACTTAACATCTTTTTGGAACTGAGCGTCAGTTGCCATTGCGTCTGATTCTAAGTCAGGTTCGGTAGGCACTGCTCCTAAATCTCCACCACCTTCAAGTGGTTGTCCTGTGATAGGATCAACTGCATTTGGATCTGGAATTGTTCCATCTGCAATTTCTTTTTTAATTAATTCATCTTGTTCTTCAATCTCTTGATCTGTCTGACGAAGAACCTTAGTTCTAACATAATGATTAGAAAAATACTTACCAATATATGGTTCAATTGTTGCTAATGTTCCGAGTCTTTCATTCATTAATTCTGACTCTTTTAGTTCAGCAAATTGGTTATCATATAAGAAATCATATTGAATATGATCACTTAGGGAATCCCAATCTTCTGGTGTAATTATGTTCTTTAATATTAGTTGTGTTTTCAATAAATTATTGAATAAATTTGAGAATCTCTTTCTCAATCTTCCTACAAATTTTGCAAACTTTAATTCATCTCTTAGTATCTCTGATGAACGACCTAAATTAAATCCACCATCACTTGCTATTCTTGATTCTGGAACACCTAATGCACGATATAATTTTTTCTGGAAGTATTCAATATCTGTAAGTTCACCTAAGTTTTGTCCACCAGGTAAAGTTGTAATTTCAGTTCCTCTTCCACCCTCTCTTCTTGGTAGCCAGAAATCTTCCATCATTGACATAAACTTACGATCATCACGAACTTCACCAGTTCCTGCATCATAAACAAGTTTATTACGATAACGACTCATGACTTCTTTTAGGTATTGTTCTGCTTTTACCTTTGGAAGATTACCAACATCAATATAAAATATTCTTCTTTCTGGTGCTCTTGACAATCTGTAGATAACCAAACTATCTTCAATCATTCTTAATTGATTCAAAGCTTTAATTGCTTTATGTAAATATGATAAACAAGTTCCTTTGTTGCGATCAAATAATCCAGATGTTACATGACATACTGAATCTTTTGCAATTTTAATTTGCCCTTTACCACCTGCACCTGCAGCAGTTGAATACATTGATGTAGGATAGTTTGGTTTTGGTGAGTAAATATAATATTCATCTATCTCAGGATATTCTGCTTTCTTGGTTCCATTTCCTGCAAGTGGGTCTAATGGTAGATTACCTTTGTTTTTTGTACCCTTTTCTTGACGAACAAACTTCATCTTCATCGGATCAACATATCTGATCTCTTGAATACCATCCTGTGGTCTCTTGGTGTCAATAACTTTTATGTAATATAATCTTCCATCTACATACCAATTCTTAAAAATTTCATGAGATTTCTTATCAAAGTCCATCATTTCTTTGATGCCTTTGAATTCCTCTCTAATTTTATCCTTTAACTTATCAGTTGCGTTTACGTTTGATAATTCTATTTCTACTGGTGAATCATACAGATCACTAACTATACCTTCATTTACAACATCTTCAATTGCACCATCACATTCTGGATGAAGTGACATTTCACGATATCTTTTTATCAGATCGTATTCAGTTCTGTATACACCTTCGATATCTACATACTGTCCATAGAAACCAGATTGAACAAAATAGTCAACCCCGTCCTCGTTACTACGAGGAACGGGTGATACTACTGAATCGGGTTTATTATCCGAATCATCAATTGAGAATCCAAAGAGTTTCGCCATTGTATAACTATTTTTCTTTTATTATAGCACTATTTATCAGTTTTAACTTATGCTCTCTCCTCCAGCATTATCACCGACACCTTTGATTGACTCAAAGTATAGTACTTGTAATTCTACCGTAAACTCCTCTATTGTGTCAACTGTTTCATAAGATAGATCCATCTGACTAATATTTGTTGGGAAAACATCATAGAATCTGTAACTTCTTAATGTAGATCCATCACGATCAAGTTGATGAACATAAGCATCTTCCTGATAATCTGCTGGATTGTTAGCACCAGTCGCATCAGATAATCTATTGATTGAATTCATCCACTTTTCAAAAGCAGAACGAATTGAGAAGTCAGTATCGTTAATAACTGTGATAGTCCACGTATCAAATGTTCTATCTCCTGCTATTTTTAAGATTCTTCCTCTGAAATTGACATCTATTGGAGTGATGTTAGAAGCAGGTAAGGCAGCTGCTTTGACTAAGAATCTTGCCTTATCCTTTACATCATTGTCGATTGCAATCTCTTCTGGGAAAGCAAGTTCGACTTCAAATAGATTCGGTCTTGCACCACCACCAACTAACTTACTTTTAAAGTCAGTTATTCGTCTTAAAGGTGGTCTATTAAATTGGGTTGCCATTTTACTTAATTACCTCTACTTAAACAGAACCGATTACTTCCTCGAATGATACACCTGTTCGTGTAGCAACGAAGGTTAGACCGATGAAGTTAATTGACCTTGCAGGTTTAATGAATATGTCTGCGACAAATTCATTATTATCTATGATTGCAGCAGTGTTATTTGTTTCATCACAGATAACTCTGAAATCAAAGATTCCTCGTTTTGCCTGTACATCACGAAGGAATGGTTCAACAATGTTCACAAAGTTTGTTCTTGTGATCTCATCATTGAATTCAAACATCTGATCCCTTGCAGCACCAGAGATTGCATTTTCAAGGAAGATAAACAATCTACGAACGTTTATTCTATCAAATGCAGATGATTTTGATAAACCAGTCTTATCACCGAAGAGAACTATTCCTCCACCAGGTGAGAAGATAATTGGGTTAACTCTGTTAGAATACAACTGATCTCTTTGTGTTTGAGATGGATTGTATGCTAATTTAACTGCGTTGAGTATCGCACCTCTTGCAGTTCCAGCTGGTGAGAACCAAGGGAAGTTGTTAATATCGTTTCTTGCACATAATCCAGCAATGTCTCCGTTCATTGGAACATATCTGAATGTATCTGCAAATCTATCATACATGTATTTGTATGTGCTATCAAATACTGCGAATGATGAAGATGATACAGGAGCAAAGAAACTAATTACGTTGTCTGTAATTTGATTTGCATCAAATACCACAACAGAGCCTGCACTTCCATCACTGAGGAACGATCCTCTGTTAGGTGATACAAATGCAACTGCATCTTTTCTTATCTCCGCAACAGAGATAATTTTATTTGCAAGTGATTGACAAGTTTCTTTTGTATGATTAGCAGAACCCATTAGGATAAAGTCTGCTGAATTTAAATTATCATCTTCAAAGAGTTGATAACCTCCTGCTAGTCCAGCCAAAGTAACTTGGAATGCACCAGCGGCTTCTTCATCTGATCCACCATCATAGTTTTTACCACCAGTTAGTGTTAGTGTTGTAACACCAATACCAGCATATTTGATCCCTTGTGCGTTTTGATCCCAACCTACATCTGCTGAAAGTGTAAAGTTGGTAGCACCTTCACCAAATGATGTTGTGACAATACCTGCAGGTGCACCACCAGCAAATATATTGGTTGAGTTATTATAAAGATACTTTCTCCAATAGGATGGTGATCCTAATGAATATAGACCATCTTTTGCTTTTGATAGTCCTAAGTGTTTTTCTAAAATTGTACCTGCGTTACCAGTTATTTCACCAGTATCATCAATCACAACCACATGAACTTCATCAAATCTTGAATCTCTTGCTTCTGCAAATGATGATGTGCCAGGTCTCTCTGCTATGTTATTCCAATTAATTGTTGAGTTTGTTAATTGTATAGCCTGCTGATCAAACCAATCTGAGTTTCCAGTTGGTGATCCAGTTCCTGTTGAAACACCTGCATTATTATGAACTGTTGCTACTGTATTACCAAACTTATAAATTCCATTTGGTTGGTAATCTACTGATGTTGAAACACCTGCTTCTGTAACTGATTCTAATATCTTAACAGATACTTTCTTCAATGTAGTATCAACTTCTGTAACAATTCCCTTAAAGTATCCAGTTAATAATGATGTTGTACCAGATCCTGCAACCACAGTATTTGGTGGTATTGCCTGAGTAATACCAAAACCAACTTGTATATTTGAAGGTAGTGTACTGAATTGCAATACTTGATCTGCTAAGTCATCAATTATAGCAACCTTTAAGTTATTTGCCCATGAACCAGGATTTCTAGCAGCAACAGTTACACCAGTAATTGTTGAACCATCATATCCTAGATCATTGTAATGTTCTGTGCTTTTTATCTTTATGCTTCCAGCAGTTCCTGAAAAAGCATTCTTTAGATCATCATCATCTGCTCTTACGACCCTTAGTGGTCCTCCATAAGCAAGATATGATGATGCAACCATCCAATACTCATAGTGCTTGTCAGCAGAGTATGGTTTTCCAAAATTGTCTAGTAAATCTTGTTCTGTCTCCACTAAAATTGGAAGATCAACTGCACCTTTGGCAAATGGTCCTACAAGAGCACCAACTTTGTCAGATGCTGTGTCAACACGACCAACGGTTAGGTCAACTTCTCTAACTACAATTCCAGGAGATGCTAAATTTAGTGGCATCTTTATTCTCCGAATCTCAGATTATTTCTGAAATTATTTATTAAAATGCCCTTTTTCATGTAGCCTACATGTATTATAAAGCACCATCCCAGAAAGTATCACCCATAGGTTGCATGTTTCTTGATATAAAATATAACCCTACATTACACGCAAACCAATTAATATTGATTATCCAAGTTTGTCTCCAAAGATATTTTCGATTTGTTTCTACTATGTAAATATTTCTCTGATTATCAGATTGTTTCACAATTTGTTCCAATATTAATGCAATCACAAATCCAATTGCATATATGTAAAAAGCAAAGTTAAGAAAACTAGAACTGAAAAGTAAAGCTGAAATCATCTATAATCCCACATGTAAGAACGATCACCGTATTCATCAGTATGCCATACATCACCGTCTTTGTCAACAAACTGACTATCCTCTAACCCTGTGTTTATAAATCCGAATGGTGCCATGTCCTGTTCAATTTGATTTTTCTGCTCTTCATATATTCTTTTTCTAATATCATTATCAGTCATTTCTTTGAAATATTCCTGTTGTACTAACCACGCAAAGAGAACTAAACACATTGCCAAGTCATCATTAGATCCCTCTTCTGCTTCAAACGAATTATGTTTTTGTGCAAATGTAGTTAACTCTGATATGATTTCATAATCACAAGTAAGTAATTTATGATCTTCAATCAATGTTTTCAGGTTACTGCAACCAAGTTTCTTAACTGCTGAAGTAGTTCTTACACCAAGTTGTGTTTTCTTTCCTGAAAACCCTTGACCTACTATTTGACCATTTCGACCTCTCATCGACGCCATAAGTAAATTTTCATATTCCAAATCATATTGAAGTATGCTGGCAACCTGATCTCCTATATCATTCACCTCAACTAATATGTAAGCATTATTATATCCCTTTGCTACATCAAGTATGACATTTGGAAATAACATAGGTTTGATTTCATTATTTCTATATTTTGCTACTACCTTATATGGAAACTGAGTTGTATCAAAAACGATAAATGCAGAGAAGTCATTTCCAAGTCCTCTTGCAACGTCAACTGTGAGTATGTAATTATGATCCTTTTCTGGTTTTTCGTAAATATCTAAACCTGCATTTCTTGTGATTGGATTCTCATATACCATATTTTTCAATATGGCGGGTGCTATTAAAGTATTAACAGAACCTAGAAACTCACATTCAAACTCAACTCTGAACTGTTGTTCTGATGTGTTTGCAATGGTTTGTTCTTTCCAAACAGCATCTCTGCCTGGTACTTCACTCCAATGAACATCTGTTGGAATATATTCATTCTTTCCTCTCTCTGCATCATGCCAATATCTGTAAAAGTGGTTCATCCCGTGAGGGGTAGAGACCATTATGACTTTGGTGTTTTTACCAGAAGTGATAGTAGGATATACTGAGGCAAAGAATGACTCAGCAATATGGTTAGGAACAAAGGCAAACTCGTCCAG